CGGTGTTAACGTATTTATTAACTCTTCTGGTTACAACACTACTGTTCAAGTTTTGACAGTTGAAGGTGGTCAGAACGTTAGTGGTACATATAACAACGTTTAAGGAGGACACATGGCTAATCCCGATTCAGTCAGTCAGTATTACCTGGATTCATTTGGGAATGGTCGTATTGGCTATGCTCCTCAAGCAAACTTAGCTACAACAGGGTCTGGTGTTATCACCATTCCTTTGTTGTCAGGTGGTTTGACTGTAGGTGCATCTGCTAACTCTTCTGGCTCTGTTATTCTTCGCAGAATCACTGTGAACAATCCACAGGGCAGTGTATCTTCTGCTAACGTATCTATTACAACATCCAGTGATGGCAACATCTCTAATGCAGTGGTAGCCAACGTAGTTTTGTCTAACTTGACCACTTCTGGTAAGTATCAAGATTTGACAATTGCAGGTGCATACGGAGCAAATACGGCAGTTTCAGGGGCAACAACACAAGCACTATACGTAAACATTAACACAGCTAGTGGTAACTCTAACTTGGTTAACATCGTAATTTATGGTGATGTTGTTAGTTTCTAATGGATAAGGTATTTGTAACCAATCGTGGCAACATTGAATTAACCATAGGTTATGACGGTGTTGTCTATGAGTTTGTAAAGAACGTACCTGTAGAGATTCCTCTTGCTGGAGCTGTGCAGTTATTTGGTTACACGCTTAAAGACAGAGAACACATTTTGGTTCGACATGGTTGGATTCAAACCCACGCAGAACTAGAAGAAAGTTTAAAAAAGCTAGACCAGTTTGAGATAACAACTGAGAAGCCTATAAAAGACAGCTCGTTACCCTCGGCTGTAGGCGTAGTACCCTTGCGTCTTGAGAAAGGCGTGGGGGGAAAATCCTTCCAAAAGCGGGTAGCTTAACTATGGATGTTTCATGCCGACGCTCAACAACTATCTCACACAAGTTGAATATCTGCTGCATGATGCCAACAATAATTTTTGGACTCAAGCTCAGTTAACAGGATACATTAACGAGTCTCGTTCACAATTAGTCAGGGATACGGGGTGTTTGCGTACAGTTCAAAACACATCTACTCCTATAACATCTTCTAACCCTTACTTAAGCACAAACACAAATACAACACCTGCTACACCTTGGGTGGCAAGTACAGCCGTTACCGCAGGTCAGTATGTGTTCAGCAACATTTACATTTATCAGTATCAAACAAGCGGTACATCTGGCACTGCTGCACCAGCGTATCCAACAGGTACAAACATTTTTCCCCCTACCACCACATTTGCGGATGGTACGGCAACTTTGTTATATGTTCAAAATGCAGAGATTATTCCTTTTCAAGCGTTACCTAACGGAATTAATACGGTTGACATTCTCAACATTAATCTTTACTGGGGTAATAGTCGCATCCCTATGCGCTACTTGCCGTGGTCTGATTTCACTTCCCAACTCCGTTATTGGCAGAATTACATTGGCAGACCCATCTGTTTTTCCGTCTACGGTCAACAACAAATATACATTGCCCCAGTCCCAGACCAGTCTTACTACATTGAATTAGACACGGTTATATTGCCACAACCTTTGTCTATAGGTACGCCTGATGTGCAAGATACTATTCTTGACCCCTGGAGTACGGCAGTACAATATTACGCAGCCTACAAAGCTAAGTTTTACGAGCAATCTTACGGTGAAGCCGAGATATACCAGCAACAATACAATAAAAAAGTATTGAACATTCTTAATTCTACTTACACAAGAAGAATCCCCAACCCCTACAGTAGTGGAGGTTAAGAATGGCATCAGCAGAGCAAAAGAAAAGCTATGCGGTAATTAAAAACTTTAAAGGTGTAGATACCAAGGCTAACCGCACAGCTATTGATAAGGATGAGTTTTATTGGCTAGAAAATGCGATGCCAATAGGACCAGGCAACCTTAAAATTGTCTCTGGACCTGATAATGTTAAAAATATTGGAGGAAATAACGTTGTTTTTACCAACGCTGTTGTCTCTCTAACCAACGCAAACATCAATGGTCAGTACGTTGTAGCGTCTGAATCAGACGGAAGCATGGAAGCGTACAACCTAAGCACCAGTAGTTTAGTCACTGTTGCTACTGCGGGTACGTTATCTAGTTCTAATGTAACCACGGCTCAGTATCAAAATACAGACTTGTTTATAGGTGACCCCAACAAAGGTTTGTTTGATTGGAACGGTACAAGTTTAATTTCTGTGGGTTCTGTGAGCTTAATTGGCATTACAAACCCAGGTCAAAATTACACGGCAGCACCAACCGTAACTATATCTGCCCCTAACAACGCCAATGGTGTGCAAGCAACGGCTGTTGCAACGATTACAACGGGTGCAGGAGGCGTTCAAAGCATAGTTGTAGGTAATGTAGGCTCTGGCTACACGGCAGTTCCTACGGTCACTATAGGTGCGCCTCAAGTCACGGGTGGAAACACGGCTGTTGCCTATGCCACCATACAAAGCGGTAATGTGGTTGCAGTCACTGTTACCGAGCCTGGTTCTGGTTACTTAACTGCTCCTGCGGTCACAATCACAGGTGGTAATGGAGCTGGTGCAAACGCCACTGCAACGTTATCTAGCGGTATTGTTAATAGTATTACGCTTACAAATGCAGGTAGTGGGTATGCCAATGCTACTGTTACTTTCTCTGGTGGTGGTGGGTCTAATGCTGCTGCAATTGCGGAAGTAACTACATTTGCAACAGGTACAGTGTCTATTTACGTAGTAAACGGGGGTACTGGGTACGGTGCTTACGGTAATTTGGCGGTAACCATCTCTGGTGGAGGCGGTACAGGGGCAAATGCGGTGGCTGTAATTAGCGGAAATACAGTGGCAGAAGTAATTATGACCAACAGAGGAACTGGGTACACCTCTGCTCCGTCTGTTGCGGTTGTTGGTGGAACAGGTAGCGGTGCAGTCATACAAGCAGTAGTAAGTACAAACCCTATAGTAGATGTAGCAACGTTTTCAGGGCGTGTTTGGGTGGCGCAGGGTCGTACAGTTTATGCTTCTAGCTCTGTTTCTCCTACAGATTTTACGTCTGTGTCTGCTGTAGCACTAACACTTACGGATTCAACGCTAGATAGCAACATTACTGCCCTGTTGTCTGCTAATAACTTTTTGTACATCTTTGGTGAAGACAGTATCAACGTATTTAGTAATTTACAGGTAACAAATACGGGTGCAACTGTATTTACTAATACTAACGTATCTGCTTCTATAGGTTCTAAACGGTTGTACGCTATATTTCCGTATTTCCGCAGTGTTCTTTTTATGAACGACTACGGTATTTATGCGCTTGTAGGCTCTACAACCACCAAAATATCAGACCCTTTAGACGGTATTTTTCCTTATATTGACTTTACAAGACCTGTAACGGGTGGACAGGTGTTAATTAATAACATTTTGTGTGCTGTATTCAATTTCTACGTCAATAGCACTTTTTCAATAGGTCCAGGCGGTTCTCGGTACATCCAGTGCATATTTTTTGAGAAAAAATGGTTTGTTACAAGCCAGGGAAATGCGCTTTCCTATATAACATCTGCGCCCCTAAACGGTAAAATTAACCTTTATGGTATAGATAACACCAACAATTTATATCAGTTGTATTCAAATACAACCAATAGTATTAGCAGTTACATACAGACTGCTTTACAGGATATGGGTGACCCTATACGAACTAAACAGGCATTGAAGTTTGCGGTTGAGGCTACTTTGACGCAAGCAGGTACGTTTAATGTGAGTGTGGATTCTGAGACAGGAAGTAGTCCTGTGGTTACTCTGGCAGACGCTGGGGTATCTTGGATAAATAACAATAATCAGGTAATATCGTGGGTAAATAATAGCAGTGCAGTTGTGCAGTGGTTGCTATCTATCGGATATTACTTGTACAAATCGGATGCCAAGCAGTACGGAAAGTATTTGGGACTCACCATGACTTCCAATAATGCTGGTTTTGTGGTAAATACGTTTGAATTTGAACATGAACTAAGAGTGAGGTTCTAAAATGGCTGGTGTACCCTATGTCTTTGCTTCGGCAACAACGTCTATTCCTTTGTCACAATTGGATGCGGACTTTAATACGCCCGTAACTATTGGAAACACATCTGTTGGTCTTGGTAATACAGTTACTTCTTTTGGTAACGTTACTCTTGTAAATGCAACCCTTACATCAGCAAATGTAAGCATTTCTGGTGGTAGTGCTAACGGTGTAGTCTATATAAATAGCAGTAACGTAGCGGTGGCAAGTCCAACTGTATTTGCACTAGACACCAACGGTAATTTAGGATTAGGAGTTACGCCAGAAACTTGGAGTTTAGGAAAGGCAATAGAAGTTGGGAGTAATGGAAATTCTTTATGGGGTGCTGGTTCTGGAAATGTTCTTTTAGGGTCTAACTTTTATTACAACAGTGGATATAAATATGCTGCATCTTCTGTAAATGCTTCTTATTATCAGCAATATCAAGGGTCTCATCTTTGGACCATCGCCACATCTGGAACAGCAGGAAATGTTGTTCCATTTATAACAGCAATGACATTAAATACTAGCGGAACGCTTGTGTTTGGACAATCTGGTCAAGGCATTCAATTTACAAACAGTAGTGCTCTTACAAATAGTACGCTTAATGACTATGAGACAGGGACTTGGACGCCTACCCAAGGTAATGCGGTGACTGTTGTTGGTGCTTTTACGTCAGGTGGAACTTATGTAAAAGTTGGACAGGTTGTTACAGTTTCCGCAAGATTGACAGGGGCTACTTCTATTACAGTTGCTGGTGGTGGAATAAATTACATATGCAACAATTTGCCATTTGCAATAGATGCTACTGGTAGTTCGTATGCGACAGGTTCAATTACAAACAACTCAAATGCTGTTTCACAAGGTGTTTTTGGAGTTACAAATTCTGTATATTTAAATGGAACATCAATATCAAGTTCAACTACTATTTATTTTACATTGTCCTATCGAGCAACATTTTAAGGAGTCACAATGACACTCGCATCAACAAACGTAATTGACAAAACAGAAGTGCTAGAAAATGGCACTATTCAAATTCGTCAAGCAGAAGTTATTACCAAAGACGGTGTAGAAATTACACGTACTTATCACAGATGGGTACGTCACCCAGGGGACACAGACTCACAAACAG